TGATGGAAAAGATCCGCGCACTCAGAACGCGGCGAAAAAGAAAACTGCCAAGCCTGGCGCCGAAGCAAAAGACGACTCAAACACTGCGCAGACGGTAAAAGAAATCATGCTGGCGACCGGTGCAGAGATGACGCGGGAAGAAGCCAGCAGGGTAAAAGAAAACTATCTGGCACTTTTAACAAAGCTCGAATTTGAGAAAGAGGATGGTCAACTGGTCGAACTCTCTGCTGCTGAAGCTGTGTTATTCGCGGCGTTTCGCCAGCAGCGCGACGCCTGGATGAACTGGCCGTCAAGGGTGGCTCCCCTGATGGCGGCTGACCTGGATGTCCCAGCCGACAGAATGACCGAGGTGTTAATCGAACATGTCCATAAACACATCTCCGGACTCGGCGAGCCTGAATTTAATACAGACGAAACGTGACAGACTTTTAAGCAGTATCAGGAAGGGCTGGACGCCGCCGCCGCGTATCAGCGTGCCGGACTGGGCAGACCGTTATCGTAAGCTCGCGAAAGAAGCGGGCAGCACCTCCGGCAACTGGGAAACCGAAACCGTAGAAATCGCCCGCGGCCCGATGCTGGCCGCAACAGAGTCAGGCGTTCATATCATTACGGTGATGTGCTGCACTCAGCTTATGAAGACGGCGTTGCTTGAAAACCTGTTCGGTTATTTTGCGCATCTCGATCCGTGCCCGATGTTGCTCCTGCAGCCAAAAGAAGACGCGGCGGAGCAGTTTTCAAAAGAGCGCATAACGCCGCTGGTGCGCGTAACCCCTGTGCTGCGTGACCTGATCGGCGGCAATAAACAGAAGAATTCGAAAGAAACGCTGCTCTATAAATCCTTTACCGGCGGCTTTCTTGCGCTGGCTGGCGCGGGTAGTCCTGATAACCTTGCGCGCCGCCCGATCCGCGTGCTGCTGGCCGATGAGGTGGATAAATACCCCATTACCCGAGAAGGTGATCCGATAACGCTCGCCGAGGAGCGCACCGCAACCTTCGGACTGAACTGGCTATCCGTTCGCGCTTGCTCACCGACGGTTGAAGACGAAAGCCGGATCGCGGCAAGCTATGAAGATTCCGATCAGCGCCGTGCGTCGGTAGCCTGCCCGCACTGCGGTCACCGTCAGTTCCCAGATTTTTTTAAGCACATTCACTGGCCGTCAGACGGCGACAAACACCATACCAAACAGGCCATGATCCACTGCGAAAGCTGTGGCACAGGATGGTCTGAGGGTGACAGGCTGCGGTCGCTGAGAACAATTCAGTGGCATCAGACAAAACCTTTCGAATGCTGCGGTACCCGACATGTTCCGCTCAATATTTACGATCAGGCATGGCACGCAGATGACAGTACCGCCGTCAGTAAAGTCTGGCAGTGGTCAGCATCCGAGCGGCATGCCGTTCACAGGATCGTTTGCCCGGACTGTGGAAAGCTTGGGGTCGATAATATTCACGCTGGTTTTCAGGCGTCCAAGTTATTCAGCCCGTGGCAAAAAGACAAGCCGGCGGATATCGCAGAAAAATATCTTAAAGCCAAAGGCGATCCTGATAAAGAGCTAGCCTGGTGGAATACCCAGATGGGCCTGCCTCACCGCCCAAACTATGGAAAGCGCCTTCCTGTTGACGTGCTGCTTGCGCGGCGCGAAGTATTCAGCGCCGAGGTACCTGACGGGGTGGCCGTTCTTACGGCGGGTATCGATACCCAGAATGACAGACTCGAGGTCGAGGTGGTGGGGTGGGGCAAAGACGAGGAAAGCTGGTCTGTAGCCTTCGACGTGATCGAGGGTGATCTTGAAACGGCTGAACCCTGGCTGAGACTGGACGCCTATCTTAAACAGGTATGGCGCCGCGCTGACGGTCGGGGTTTTACCATCATGGCCGCCTGCCATGACTCCGGCGGTAACCATACGCAAAAAGTGTATGAGTTTTCGCAGGAAAGACTGGGGCGAAGGATTTGGGCGATTAAGGGCGAGTCTGCCACGGGGGGTAAACGTTCACCCATTTGGCCGAATAAGCGTCCGACGTCGAAAACCCGTGCTAAATTCCGGCCGATCATCCTGGGTGTTAACTCAGCAAAAGACTCCATTCGCTCACGATTACACATAGAGCAGCCCGGTCCCGGTTACATGCACTTTTCAACCGATCGGGATATGGGGTATTTCACGCAGCTCACAGCGGAACGGTTAGTCATGAAGGAAGCCGCCGGCCAGCGCTACAGCGTGTGGGAATTGCCGCCGGGCAAAGCTAACGAAGCGTTAGACTGTCGTGTTTACGCTTACTCCGCCCTGTGCGGTTTGTTCCATGCTGGCCTTAAATTAAACGCCAAAGCGATAGCCTTGGAAAATAACCCTGACACCTTACTGCCTCCGGCACCGGAACCTGAAGAAAAACAGGACCTTCGTTTACCTGGTGTCATCATTACCGAACCTGAGAAACCTCAGCGTAAACCTTTGCATAAGCGCCTCGCTTAAGGACCTCTATGTTTAATCCCAACTCCAGCCTATTGGCTGGTGCGATGACGCGTGACCAATTACAGACTGCGTTGACCAGCGCCCAGCAGGCTTATCTCGAACTTTCGACGGGCGCAAAGGGCGTGTCTTTCTCTTACACACAGGGAGATGGCACACGCTCGGTCTCTTATCAACAGACAGATATTGGGCAGCTCACCGCGCTGATCCAACTTATTCAGGCTCAGTTAGGCATCGTTAAACGTCCACGCGTGACGTTAAGGTTTCGGTATTGATGAAAAGCGGAGAGGTCAGAATTCTCGGGCCAAACGGCAGGCCATTACCCCCATCGAATCGAAAGGCATCCATGCTTAACGGATCGGGGCGCGTGCCTTATGACGCGGCGGATTCCTTCAGCGACGCGATGGCGAACTGGCAGCCCGCGCTTTGGTCGCCGGATAATGAAGTTAACATCTACCGCGACCGAATCGTTTCGCGTGTTCGCGACATGGCACGTAATGACGGTTGGGCATCAGGCAGCGTAACCCGCATTTTGGATAATGCGGTTGGGGCTAATTTTCGCCCGATAGCTAAAGTGGATTACCGCGCTCTTTCGCTTCAAACCGGACTGAAAGCCTTTGATGCCAAATGGGCCGATGAGTACGGGCGAGCCGTAGAGGCTGCCTGGCGCACCTGGGCAAATGACCCCGGACGCTATTGTGACGTTGAGAGAAAAAAAACAGTTTCCCAGATGCTGCGGTTGGCGTTCCGCCACAAACTGGTGGACGGCGATGCGCTGGCTGTTCTGCAATATCGTACCGATCGGCTCGGGCATGGCCGCGCGCGTTACGCCACCACCATACAAATTATTGATCCAGATCGGTTGAGCAACCCACAGCAGGTGTTCGACATGCTGAACATTCGCGGCGGTGTGGAAATTGACGACGACGGCGTGCCGGTGGCGTATCACATCCGTAAAGCCCACATGGGCGACTGGTGGAGCGCTGAAAAAACAATGACGTGGGAACGCGTGAGGCGTGAAACCGCGTGGGGGCGTCCGATCGTTGTGCATGATTTTGACGGTGATCGCGCAGCACAGCATCGCGGCAGCAGCATTTTCACTCCGATCGTTCAGCGTTTGAAAATGCTGATCAAATACGATGAGGTAGAGCTGGAGTCCTCAATCCTCAATGCCGTATTTGGGGCGTATATTACTTCGCCCTATGACCCAGGCTTATTCGCAGATTCACTTCAGACGGATGACGTGCTGGCTTATCAGGACATGCGTACTGAGTATCACGACGATAAGCGCATTTCTCTGCAAAGTGGCGCGCGTATGCCAATCCTTGCACCGGGTGAAAAAATCGACACGGTTAACGCGGCGCGCCCCACCAGTAATTTCGCAGCGTTCGAGAGCGCAGCATTACGCAACGTGGCCGCTGCACTGGGTATCTCAACCCAGCAGCTGACGCAGGACTGGTCTGATGTGAACTACAGCTCAGCACGCTCCGCGATGCTTGAAGCGTGGAAAACCCTTACCCGCCGGCGTGATGATTTTGCCAGCGGCTTTGCTCAACCCATCTTCAGCAGCTTTATCGAAGAGCTTCACGATCTCGGTGAAGTTCCACTTCCTGCTGGCGCACCGGAATTTCTGGCAGCCAAAGCGGCCTATTGCCGCGCGCAGTGGATGGGACCGGGCCGCGGTTGGGTTGACCCCGTTGCTGAGAAAAAAGGCGCAATCCTTGGTATGGACTCCGGCATGTCAACGCTGGAAATGGAAGTGTCAGAGAACGTTGGCGAAGACTGGGAAGAGCTTCTCGATCAGCGTGCGCGCGAAGTCGAAGCGTTTAAAGAGCGCGGTTTGCCGGTGCCTTCGTGGGCGCAGGCTGACACCTTTGCTCCACAAACCATTAAAGATCCGGAGGCACCGTGAATTTACCCCATTTAGCGCAGCGCTTGTTTAACACCCCGCTGGCGCTGCATCCCCGCAAAGCCGAAGTTGTGATGGCCTCGCTGACTGACCGTTTCGGCCTGACGCGCATTCAGTCAATGTCAGACTGGGATGACGACGATGACAGCGCCTTTACCCGACAGGCCCGTGATACGGGCTATGACGTGGTAGAGGGCGTTGCGGTGATCCCGATTCAGGGCACGCTGGTGCAGAAGTTGGGCACGCTGCGCCCCTACAGCGGCATGACCGGGTATGACGGCATCCGGGCTTGTTTCCTACAGGCGCTGAACGACAGCGATGTTAAAGCCATTTGTCTTGATATCGATTCGCCGGGGGGCGAAGTGGCCGGATGTTTTGATCTGGCCGACGTCATTTATGCCTCACGCGGCAGTAAACCCATCTGGGCAATACTGTCAGAAAGCGCTTACTCCGCAGCCTACGCGCTGGCGAGCGCCGCCGACAAAATTATCGTTCCGCGTACCGGCGGTGTGGGATCGGTGGGTGTCATCGTCATGCACGTTGACTGGTCGCAGAAGATTAAAAGTGACGGACTGCAGGTCACGATCATCACCTACGGGGACCGTAAGGCTGAGTCCAATCCGTATAAGCCATTAAGCGACACGGCGCGCAAAGCCATTCAGTCAGATATTGATGAAATGGGGCGCCTGTTCGTGAGTACCGTCTCCCGCAATCGCGGGATAACAGAAAGAACCGTCCGTGATACCGAAGCCGCCTGTTTTCTGGGCAGCGACGGTGTGCAACTGGGACTGGCCGATAAGGTATCCTCACCGGATGCGGCATTCCGCGATTTATTACAATTAGTTGGAGAGTGAAGATGTCAATGAAAATTAAGGGTTTTGCGCACCTGTTTGGCCATTCTGCTAAATCTTCAGAAGAAGATGAAGATGAGAAAGAGAAGTCTAAAAAGGCAAAAGGCCGTCGTGCGGAAGAGGACGAAAACGACGACGAGAAAGACAAGGAAGGCAAGGGCAAGTCAAAAAAATCTAAGCGTGCAGAAGAAGACGATGATTCTGACGACGAAGATGATAACGACAAGGGAAAGTCTAAAAAAGCCAAAGGTCGCGGTGCGGAAGATGACGATGACGACGCGGATGCTGACGAAGGCGACGACGATGACGGTGACGATGATGAAGACGAACGTGACGTCAAAAAAGGCCGCCGCGCCGAGCGTAACCGTATCTCCCGCATTCTCGGCAGCAAATATGCCGCGGGCAAAGGTCCGCTGGCCGTTTCGCTGGCGATCACTACCGGCATGAGTTCGGCCGCTGCTATCCGCGTGCTGGCAAGCTCTGGCCCGATGCAGGCACCGCAGCAGTCCCGTCGTCTATCTCTGGATGAGCGCATGTCCAAAGTGGAAAACCATCAGTTGGGCAATGACAATGCTGGCCCGTCAGGGAATGCAAACACAGTGGTCACCCGTGCGGCCGCTCTCTATAACCAAGTTAAGGGTAAAAAATAATGACTGTGACTTCAGTGGGGCAAAATGCCTGGGTGCCGGGCGTACAGCATGACACCTTCATTCCGGATCAGTTGTTGTCCGGTCCTCTGCAGGTGGTATCTGATACGGTGACCATCCTGACCGGCTCTACGGCAACCTATAAACGCGGTACCGTACTGGGTGTGATCACCGCCTCCGGGAAATACACCCTGAGCGTGGCGACAGCAACCGACGGCAGCGAGGTTCCGCAAGCCATTTTGGCTGATGATGTGAATGCTACCGTGGCGGACACGTTAGCCGGCGTTTATCTGATGGCCGAAATCAACAAGAACCGTATTACCTTCGATCCGAGCTGGACGCTCGCCACGCTCAAACCTGCGCTCCGTCCGTTTGGTATCTTCCTGCGCGACAGCGTTCAGGCACCTGCCAGCTAAACACCCGTAAATTAATCGCCTTCTTCGCATGCCCTTCACCGGGCAGGGCGTTGTGCGTCTTATATTTATCCCGACCAACAGGTCGGGACACAGAGAGAATAAGCCATGTCCCAAACTATTTACGATACCGTGTCGCTGGTCGGGTTGGTCCCCAATCTGATGACGTCGCAAAACTTCATTCTCGACCGTTTTTTCCCGAACATCGTGACCAGTGACGATGAGTATGTGGCGATCGACGTAGACATCGGTCTGCGCCGCATGGCGCCGTTCTGCTCACCGCTGGTCGAAGGTAAGTTGGTGGAAAGCCGTCGTTACCAGACCGACAAGTTCAAGCCCGCCTACATCAAAGACAAGCGCGCCCCTGACCTGCGTAAACCGATCCGCCGCCAGATTGGTGAGCGCATTGGTGGCGAATACACCGCCGCCGAACGTGAAATGTTGAATATCCAGTTCGAGATGAGCGACCAGATTGATATTTTGAATCGTCGCCTCGAGTGGATGGGCTGCAGCGCGATTGCCACCGGTACCGTCACCATCAAAGGCGACGGATTCCCAACCACCGTCGTTGATTTTGGTCGCGATCCGGCCTTAACCATTGCGCTCAGCGGTGCCGACAAATGGCCGACCAGCGTTGCGGTGGGGGCAACTAACACCCAGCCAACGGACGACATTGAAGAATGGCAGGCGCTGATCCTGCAAAAATCTGGCGCCCAGGCGACTGACATTATCTTCACCAACGCCTCATGGCGCGCGTTCAAGCTGGATACTTCGCTGAAAGGTGCCATTATCCTGCCGGCGCAAAACCCGTCCGGCAACATCATTAACCCAGGTGCGCAGATTGCGAAGGGTGCGGTGTGTAAAGGTTACTGGGGCCAGTACACGCTGTGGCTTTACAACGACTGGTTCATTGACCCGGACACCGGCATCGAAAATCCGATGATCGCTGACGGTTCAGTGGTTATGTCGGGTCCGGATCTGATGGGTACCCGTGCGTTTGGCGCAATCATCGATCCCGCCTTCAATTATGGGCCGATGGCGTATGCACCAAAAAGCTGGCTGCAGCATGACCCGGCGCAGCGCTTCCTGCTGATGCAGTCTTCCCCGATTGTTATCCCGAGCCGGGTTAACGCGGCCCTCTGTGCGAAGGTGGTCTGATCATGGCAAATGAAAAAAAAACCAATCCGGCCGCTGAGGCCGCTGACCTGATCACCGTAGTTGTGCTCAAAGGAAAAAGCGTTCGGCATGACGGGGAGAGCTACACGCAGAATACCCGCGTTGACCTCTCTCAAAGTGATGCCAGCCGTCTTATCGCGTCCGGCTTTGTGAAAACGCTGGATTCGGTGAAACAGGAAATGGAAGCGGCGTCCGGTCAGGAAGTCAGCATCTCTAAAGAAGACGGGCAGTCCACGATCACCTCGGACGCGCCTTCTGCCGTTAAAACCGAGAGCGGGGAAGCCTGATAATGGGGGTCAACTGGGATCGGCATTTGCTCAGGCCGTTGCACGGCGTATTTGGTGACCCGGTTGATTTCCGTCCCGCGGGTGGAGCGGCCTATACCATCAGCGGGATTTTCGACCGTGCGTATACGCAGGACGTGGATCCCCTCGAAGACGGCAGCACCATCAACACCACGTCACCTGTGCTTGGCGTGCTCGACAGCGAGTTTTTACTGCCCCCGAAAAAGGGCGATCGGGTGTTTATTGGCCTGGTCGGCGGTGAACAGGTGAATACCTTGTTTGCTGTCTCCGATGTCCAGCCGGACAGTCACGGCGGCTCAAAGCTTATTCTTAATAAGGTGAAAGTATGAATGCTGCGGCTTTACGAGGACTCGTCATCAGCGCCCTCACGGGCAAAACGGACGCCCTTGAGCGGGTTTACTCGCCGCGCGACTGGCCCACCACTGAGGATATGTATCCCGCTATTCTGGTGCAGACCCCTTTCGATCTCAAAAACTCCCTCGGGCGCAATGTTCCACAATTTACGACGGTGACCACCGTCCGAATTACCGGCCGCCTGCAGGAGCTTGATGAGGTTGATCAGGACAACGGTGCCGAGAAAGCGGAAGTGGCGCTCGAAAAGCTGCGCGAACAAATTGAGCGTGCTGTGATCAACAGCTATGAGCTCACCCGCCAGACTCAGCAGTTTTTACAGGTGCGCTCCACTATTGACGTTAACGCCGGTGGTGAAGGGCATACGGCCCAGTTGCTGATGGATCTGGATATCGAGTATTACCAGGGCTCGGAAGATTTCTACCCTATCGAAGCGAACCCACTTGAAGGGATTGACGTCACCATCGTAGAGCCTGACGGCACACCGCAAGTCGGCGTCACCATCGACCTGCCTCAATAACATCCTGGAGTCACCCATGTTTCTAAAACCGACCGCCGGGCGCACAGTGCGCGATCCGGTTAAAGGCACCCTATTGCCCGAAGAAGGGGCAGAAGTGCAGAAAAGCACCTTCTGGGATCGCCGGCTTCGCGACGGTGACGTCGTCAATGCAGATGCTGTGCCGCAGGCTAAGCCTGTGCCCACGGCAAAAGTGACGGATACCACCACAGACAGCGATAAAACTACCGCTACAACAGATACGGGGAGTGCCCGCTAATGGATTTTCAAACTATCCCTTCCAATCTTCGCACGCCGCTTTTCTTTGCCGAGTTTGATAATTCTCAGGCGAACACGGCGACAGCAACACAGCGCACGCTGATCATCGGTCAGGCGTTAACAAGCGCAGGCGTGCAGCTTAATGTTCCTGTTATTGAATCCTCTGCGTCCAATACGGCTGGGATTTACGGTGCGGGCTCAATGCTCCACAACCAGATGGTCGCGTATCTGGCGAACGACGTGGCTGGTGAAATCTATTTACTGCCGCTGGCTGACGGCGTTGCCCAGACGGCAGCAACCGGAAAGGTGACCTTAACGACTGCGCCATCGGAAACCGGAGTGATCTCGTTATACATTGCAGGGCAGCGGGTGCAGGCCACGGTGATGAGCACGGACACCGTGACCGTAATGGCGGCGTCGCTGGTAGCGGCAATCACTGCGAAAACATCACTACCTGTTACGGCCGCCGCCGCCGCCGGCGTGGTGACGTTGACCGCTAAAAATAAAGGCGCGCACGGCAACGGCATTGATTTGCGTCTTAATTATCAGGGCAGTGCGGGTGGCGAAAGTACGCCTGCGGGGCTGGGTCTTACTCTCACCGCCATGACCGGCGGCGCGGGCGCACCGGATATGGCCATTGCGCTGGCTAACCTGGGCGATCGCACTTTTGATTTCATCGTCACGCCTTATACGGATACGACGTCTCTTGATGCCCTTAAAGGGCTGCTTTCCGACAGCACCGGCCGCTGGAGCTACGCGCAGCAACTTTATGGACACGTCTTTGGCGCGGCATCAGGCACGTACGGTCAACTGACCACCGTCGGTGAAGCCCGCAACGATCAGCATGCTACGTTACTGGGCGTCAATGACTCTCCGACCCCGGCGTATGTCTGGGCAGCGGCGGTGACCGGCGCTGTGGCAGGCAGCTTGCGTAACGATCCCGGTCGTCCGCTGCAAACGCTGACCGTCAGTGGTGTTTTAGCGCCGCCGTTAGCATCCCGCTTTGAACTGACCGAGCGTAACAACCTGCTTTACAGCGGGATCTCGACCTTTACCGTCGCCGATGACAATACGGTGCAGGTTGAAAACCTGATCACCACGTATCAGACCAACAAATACGGTGACGCAGACGACAGTTATCTGCAGGTCGAAACGCTGTTCCTGCTGATGTTTGTGACGCGCTTTATCAGAACTCAGGTGACGTCTAAATTTGCCCGTATGAAGCTGGCCGCTGACGGCACGCGCTTTGCGCCGGGGTCGGCTATCGTGACGCCGAACATCATCCGTGCGGAGCTCATCGCCCAGTACACCCAACTGGAATACAACGGTTATGTGCAAGATTCCAAAGCCTTCGCCGCCGGTTTAGTGGTGACGAAAAGCACCTCCAACCCTAACCGTGTCGATGTGCTGTGGGATGGTGTTCTGATCAACCAGCTGCGCGTGTTCGCTCTCCTCAACCAGTTCCGCCTGCAAGCCGCGGCGTAAGGAATCATCATGGCAGATACATCTAACCGCCTCGCGGGGACAGCGTTTGTGACGACTAACGGCGTCTCCATCATGGTCGCCGGCCAGTTCAAATACAGCCCTTCGAAGCTAAAGCGTGAAACCCTGACCGGTATGGACTATGTGCACGGATACAAAGAGAAACCCTCTGCGCCGTTCATCTCTTGTCAGGTTCGCGACAGCGGTGGCACGACGGTTGCAGATTTTACCGATATGACCAATGTGACCGTCGTGGCTGAGTTAGCCAACGGTAAAACCATCATTGGCACCGGTATGTGGACGGTAGAGTCGCAGGAAGTGGACAGTGAAGACGCAGTCTTTGACGTCCGCTGGGAAGGTTTCGACGTGGTGGAGAGCTGATCGTGGAAGAACAGGATAAAAGCATCCTTATCCCACTGGAGAAACCGCTGGCTGATGCCAGCGGTAAACTGGTCTGGGAGAGCATTGAGTTACATGAGCCCGCGCTTATCGAGGTGAACCAGTTTTTTGAAAAACAAAAAACGAATGGAGCGCTGACCGCGATGGGACACCTTATTTCACTGTTGTCAGGCATTCCGCCACAGCTTGTTAAACGCATACCTTTCACCGTTTTCAAACGGTGTGAAGTGTTTCTTCTTCGTTTTTTAAATTATACGCCTGAAACACTCGTCCCCGGCGCTGTGCCCGCCACCAGTGTGCAGATTGCTCTTGAAACTCTGCTTGAAGACGCGTCGGGGAAGCAGTCCTGGAGCCATATTGGACTCAGTGAGCCAAACCTCGAACAAGTTGACCAGTTTTATAAGGCGCAGACTGCCACCAGCGGTCTTGCGGCAATGTCTGTCTTGATCTCGGAGCTTTCAGACATCGCCCCTGAAGTGATTAACCGGCTTAAATTTACCGATTACAAACGCTGCGAGGGTTACTTGCTGGGTTTTTTAAACTACTCCCCGACGGCGGTCGCTGGCGGGATCTGATTGCTGACGTTTCTTACTACTACGGGTGGGGGCCAGCTGATGGATGGCGCTTAACCTGGGGCCGTTTACTTTGGTGGAAAACTCAGGCGCAGCGAATTAACCGCGTGAAGGAAAAATAAACATGGCTAAGGCGTTTGATTTCCAGCTGACGGCGGACGACCGGGTTTCTGAGTCAATTCAGAGCATTGATGATGCAGTAAAAAAACTGCTCCCACAGCTGAATAATGCGCGGACAGGATTACAGCTTGGTGGCCGACAGTCCTCTGAGGGTGTTGACGAGATCAGCGAACGGCTGGGGGATTTGGCAAAAAATGCCCGAGACGGCGTGCAGTTTATCGGCGATCTTGTGCCCCCTCTGAAAATGGTCGGTGGCCTGACGCTGGGGCTGGGAGGGTTAGCCAGCGTTTTTAACGCAGTAAAGTCAGGCATTCAGGGTTATGCAAATGCCGGTTATAAAATTGACACGACGGCGAAAAACATCAGCACAACGACCCGCGCCTACCAGGAGTTGACCGGGGCGATGATCGAGAACGGTTCGGCGCGTGAAGCGGCGGAAGGGTCAGTTTCTGGACTTTATCAGCGGGCAAATGATGCTTTGAATATGCGCGATGACGGCTTTCTGGCGCTGACTTCTCAACTGGGCATCAAGATAAGTAAAACAAAGGAAGGGGTCGCGGATGTTGCGAAACTGATGGATGACCTGAATAAGGTCATTCTTCAGCAGTCCCCGGCAAGACAGGCTCTTATCGCACAGGTAGGTGGTTTCTCGCCTGAGTTGTTGAGTTTTTTGCGACAAAGTACTGATCAGGTGCAAAAGCTGAAAGATCAGGCCCAGCGAGACGGGCTGATTTTTTCTGATAAAGATGTTCAAAACGCGTTGGCCTTTCGTAACCAGCTAAATCATATATCTGCCTCTTGGGACGGATTACTGATGAAAGCGCAGGTTAATCTGGGCAAGGACCCTATCATTCAGGGAGTTTTTGATAGCGCCTCCCAAGTTATGCA